ATCATATATTTCTTTTATTCTATAATTTTTATTCTCTTTATCTATAAAAATATTTTGGTCATCATAATTTTCCATCTCAAATTCATTATCATTATCTGAAGAGTAATCAGTTTCCATTTTAATGTTAATATTTATTTGCAATTATCAGTTAGCAAATTATTTCAATAATTGAATAAATTAAGAATAAATTCAATTTAAAAAATTTTTTTTTTATTTTTTAAAATTAAATAATTATTATTATATAAAATAAATTTAATTTATTTAAAAAAAAATAAAAAAAAAATTTTTTTCCAAATTGAATTTAAAATGTTTTACCCTAAACTAGTTGCGATTTAAGAGAACAATAATATTAAAATCAACATCAAATATTATACTAACAAAGATAGATGGAGAACTACGAAAAATCAGATAACGAAAGTTCAGAATCTTGGTCTGTTGCAAGTGAAAATGAACATGATGAGACACCATTTGAATTACCAGATATTAGTCACCTATATAAAAAAATAGGTTATATCTATTGTCATGACATTCTTAATGGAAAATATCAAGGAAAAATTGCAATCTCTAATAATTCATATGAATATGCTACAATTAGAAATGATGATTTAGAAGAAAAGAATTTAGAAACTTTTAGTAAAGAATTATTTTATTTAATTACTGAAGATAATGATGTTCAAATTATATCTCCTATTATCAAATTAGGTGTAGAGAAAGTATTATTAAAATTTAAATCACTAATTAATTTAATATTAAAAAATGATTCAGTAATATATGCTAATAATCACTTAGTTATAGTTAATTTATCATTAGAAGATATAATTGAATATTTTGATCTAATGAATGGAATAAGAATAAATTATGTTTCCACTCCTAAATTTAATAGAAAAATTGACATCGCATATGAACATATTGAAAGATATAAGAAATTAGAAAAAAAACCTAATTATCAAAAATTTTACGACTTTTATGATACAATTAAGGATCAATCATTTTTAACTACTTTAAAACAAAATTTATATATTAAAAGTAAAGAGGATAATTGGAAAATTACACAACCAGAAATTCAAAGTTTTTTAACAATAAAAAGAACTGGAAAATTAGAATTATCACGTTTTAATATAGATTTTAATGTTAATATACCAGTGATTGTTGCTGAAAATATAGAAGATGCTTCATCATCTTTAAGTTCTCCATCAGGTAAAGAAAAATCTAAATTATCAGAGTATTTTAAAAATAATATGGTTATTCGTCATAAAATAGGTGAGAAAGATATTTGGACTGCTACTTTTAATATTAATAAAAATAGTTTTATTCGTGATGGTATAACATATAAATCACCAAGTTCATTCTCAGGTGCTCATTATAAATCTAGTCGCCCTGATAGAACTTCAAGTTCTAATGGATGGGCTGAATGTGAAGTTTGTATTGACGAAATTAAAGATAAATGGATTAGTATTGATACACTACGACAATAAAATATAATTTACATAATATACTTGTAGATAGTAATTATTATTGTAAATAGTATATAAATTTACTTTGTATCTAGTATTTTTTATATTGTTTATTTATATATAATGATTAAACAAAATAAAGAAGAAAGATTACAAAGAGCAAGAATAAGAATTAATAGAAAAGTAAAAAATATTGATATTATAAATTTAAACAAAAAATTAAATCAAAAAGAACCAATTAATAAAAATAAAATTAGAAGACAAAAAATTGAAAAAGGAAAAGAAATATTTAGTAAAAAAAAATCTACAAAAGAATACACTAATCAAGAAAGACAAAAACAAATTGAAAAAGGCAGAGAAATTTATAAAAGAGAAAAGAATAAAATTGAAAAGAAATAATTAATTTAAATTATTACATAAAATGACTAACAATTATCAAATTGAAGATTTTGCCGAATTTGAACAAATTTTTAAATCAAAAGGTGATTCAATTGCTTGTTTAGTTGAAAATTTAAATAGTATTATTTCAACTAATAATGAAGTATGTGATATGTATATTTGTATGAATTATTTTAGCAAATATAAAAATATATATAAACATTTACAAAGAATATTAAAATCTGATTTAGGTAAATTAATTTATATTTATTTTAAATTTCTATTACTTGACGACGAAGTTAAAGAAAATGTTTATAATAAATTTATTTTAAGAATTAGTAATTTATTACATTATTTTTTAAAAGAACAATATTCAGGACATAAATTATTTTATAATACAAATGATGAAAATTTTGATAAATTAACACTTATTGATATGATGAGTGAGATTTATGATATTCATAATGATGATACATTATTGAATTTTATGGATTATACAGATGCATATAATGAATATGTTAGATTAGATATAGAAAAATTACAAAATATAGATTATCGTAATGATTTTTTTGTAACTGAACAATTTTACGAAAAATTTATATTTATTGTATGGATGTTTGATACTATACCATTTACATATAATTTTGTATATTATATGTCAAATACACCTGAATATCAAAGTATGTTAAGAGATGGTGAAACAAGTATTCAAAGTAAAGAGGATTTTATGAGAAGGTTTCAAAGTAATACAGACAAATTTATTAGATTTTATAATTATATACAAAATGATGGAGATATTTGTATTCCAATACAAGATTATGATAAAATTCCTACTGATAAAATTATACTAAATAGAAATCCTGACATATTATTAACAAATGAAAATAAAATACAATTTGTGAATGATTTAATATGTATCATATTTGAAAGTCCGTTTACTACATATAGAGGTTTTTATAATTCGTTAAAAAAAGTTTTGATTAAATTTAATTATAATAATTTTTATCCAAATAATGAATACAAAATGATGATAAAAGATGAGATTGATTTGAAAAAAAGATACAAATCATATTTTAAATCTAAATTGTATGTCAATTTAGATTTTATTAACTTTTTATATGATAAATATAAACATATAGTAGAATTAAAAGAATTAACAGATTATTTAGAAGAAATTATTAAAAAACATCATTTTAATAAAATAATAAAATACTAATATATATAAATGAGTAAACCTACAGGACAAGAAAAGGAAATAAATTTATCTGATATATTAGGACAAAATACATATAATAAAATATCATCATTAGGAGATATCAAAATTTATGTCAAAGTAAATTATGGAACAAATGAAGTAAATTTATCTTTGATTGCTACAAAATCTAAATCAGCAATTAATGGACTACAATTTATAAATAATATAAATAAATTTCGTAAAATACAAAAATATACTGACATCATCCAAGAAGTTAGAAAAATAGAAAATCAAGATTTAAACGGACAAGCATCACCAAGTAGTGATGAAGAAATTATTGGATTTTGTCTTTATGATATAGATGGAATACTAATACGAAATAATGAATTATATGTTAAAGTATATCTTAATAGTTTATGGTCATATATTAAAAAAGGTGGTATAGGAAAATTTTTAATGTATTATGGATATGAATTAATAAAATATTATATAAATTATAATAAAAATTATAGAAAAGAAATATTAGAAATATTAAATAAAAAAGATATTGATTTTTTTCCACAAGATAAATTGGGGCAAGAAAATTTATCCAATTTAAAATTTAATAGTAGCAATTATTATGATACAGAAAGTGTAAAATTAATAAAAGAAAATTATTCAAAAAGTATAGATTTAAAAATTAAATTTGCTTACACATTTCATGATAGTAGTAATAAATATAATATTAAAGATAAATCATTTTATAATTTTATTATAGAACAATTAGATGTTAATAATAGGACTGGTTTAATTTGGAGTGATACTAGGTATACTACAAATAATAATTCTTATAAGATAGAACAAATGGATGCGCGTTCAATAATCAAAGCATATTATGCTTTTGATAGTGATTGGAAATCAAGAATAGACGCAAATATTCATTTACCTAATATGACAATTCGTTATACAAACAAAAAAATAAATGGATTGAATACTTTATATAGATATAGTGAATCTGCATATCCACGATTTCGTAGTGAAAGGGATAGGGAAAGGGCACAAAAAAACAAAACTTTGTAAAAATTATTTTACAAAGTATGATATATTATATATAATAAAAAAGTTCAAAAATTAATAAATTAAATTTTTATGATATATTTTTTTTAATTTTGGTGAACTAATATTACATATTTTTTGTATATGATATAATTTAATTTCATTATAAATTTTTTTAACTAAATGTTTAATATTTTGGTGAAATAATTTAAATTGTATATCTCTTATATATTGTATTTCTAAATAATTAATTGTTTTTATATCTAATTCAAATAATAATGAATATGTATAATTTGAATATGGTTGATCGAAAATAAATTTACTACAAATTAGAACAGATAAAAACCAAATTATAAATATATTTTTATTATCTAAAAATATATTGGTTTTATTTATAAAATATTCAAAATAAAAAATACTAAAATTTAATAATTCGTGATTAAATATATCATATTTGTATATTAAATTTATAATTTGATTAATTTTATATTTTGTATAAAATTTATCAATATGATAAGTATCTATTTTTATTTTATTTATTTGATTTATATTAAGTTTTGACAATAAATATGTATAAATAGGATGAAAACAATTTATACCTATAAAATAACAACAATCTATATTTGTTAAATAACATATTTTATTTTCTAAGAATTGATTACCAATATCTTCAATATCAATCATTTTTAATATATTTTTATATTTATATATATATTAAAATATGAATCAATTTTATATTACAAAAATAACGAATTTAGATTTATTAAAATATGGTGGTGGAACAAATATTGTCAATTCATATAATATTGATACTTTGTTTAGAGATTATGATATGATGTATGATGAAATTTTTAAAAAATTTCAGTTAACAATAGATAGACCAAATGATGAAAATGCAATTAAAGACCCTGAAATGGTATTTAATTACATAAGAGATTTACAAAATAAAATAGATGAAATATTTCTAATAATTAGAAGAATGTCAAAAGATAAAATCAAAGAATTTACCAAACAATTTGAAAAAAATGTGTATATAGAGAAAATATATGATTTATACCATAATGGTGTGATAATTTTAACAAATTTAGGGTTAGAAGAATTTCAAATAAATTATTTAGAAAGTTATTATAGAATAATTAGAAATTATTTTAGAGATATTTCAAGGATATTTAAAAAGGCACATATTATAATTGATGAAGAATAATTTTTTGTTGTTAAAAAATTGATTAAATGGTGTAACAACTATTAAGATATGAATATATATAAACTATTAATAATGAATACTATCAGAAATTCAATTAAGATTGATAATATTAAAAATATAAAATATATTGGTTCAATAATTCATAAAAATACTAATTCAATTAGTAAATGGAAATTAAAATATGAATGTGATATAGAAACTCAAAAAAAAGAAAATGGTAGAATATATTTTATCGTTGTAGATGATGAAATATATAAAATTGGTTCAAGTGAATGTAAAGGTGGAATTAAAAATACATTTAAATTTTATGAAAGTGGATTGAGTGGTTCACCATCAATTAGAACATTTGGAATAAATTTATTAATTCAAGAAGAATTAAATTTAAATAAACATATTAAAATATATACATTATTTATAAATCCTATTGAAATTTTAATAGAAGGTATATATTCATCTAAAAATATAATAACATATCCACAAATTAAAATAATGGAAGATTTATGTAGAGAAGATTATAAAAAAATATATGATAAATATCCAAAGTGGAATTTTCAAGAAAATGTTGAAGAATGGCCTATTCATATAAAAAATGCTTATAAACAACAAGTAATAAATAGAAAATGTTAGATTGGATTTTTAATAATTATGATTTCATGACTTTCTTTAACATTACTTGATTGTCTATTTTTTCCAATTCTAGTTTCACCTTGTCCATATGTATATTGCCATTCAGGAAATTCAAATATACAATCTTTATATAAATTTTTTATATAACTACAATTATTATAAGTCATTATAAATCCTCCTTTGTGATTTTGTAACATATTTGCTAATAAATCGTGATTAAAATTATTATGATGAATTGCGAAATTACAATTAGGATACATACCTTTAAACATTTTACTATCACCTTCTAAATAATATGGTGGGTCTAAAAATAGAAAATCATTTATATGATTTGTCAATACATTTTCAAATGATTGATTATAAATTTCTAAATTTATAAAATTTGAATTTTTTATTTTTTCTATTTTTCGTAAAAATTTTTCTTTATTGATTTCATTTGAACTAGGCCAACCTAAAAACATTGGTCCATATGATAATGTCATATTATAATAATAATATACCGCTTGTTTTATATTATCATTATCTAACATTGTTAATTCTTCATCTTTGAGTTCAACAATTTTTTTAGTATTATAATTTAAATCATTTGGTTTAATTTTATTCCAATAATTTAGTAATATATGTCTATTATAAGTAAATTCTTCAGTTGTTATATTAAATTTTAATAATTCTTGTATAAATTCATTTTTATGATGAATTAATACATTCCAAAAATTACATAACATATTAAAAATATCATATCCAATTACTTTATAACCTAATTTTTGTGATAAACATAATTCAACTGAACCTCCACCAAAAAATGGTGAAATTATTTTTTTTTCTTTTAATTTAGGTAAATAATGTAATATAATTCCAATTGCTTTACTTTTTCCACCAGCATATCTTAATGGTGATATACATATTCTTTTATATGTTCCATTTTTATTTCTTATAGATTTTAAAAATATTTCTAATTCATAACTTATATCATTCATTTCTATTTTTGATGTATTTTCATCTAATTTAACGATACTATTTGTTTTAAGATTAATTAATTGTATTAAATGACTTTTATTTTTTGATTTACATTTACTAATACCTAATTCTTCACACTTTAATAAAAGTTCATTTTTTGTTAAAGTAATTAGATCCATTTTTATTAATAAAATAAATATATATAATCAATTTATTTTGTTAATTCATATTTTATAAAAAAATTTTTTTCCAAATTGAATTTT